ATAAATGCAGTTGCAAATGTAGATGCTTTAGCTGATCTTTATAAATACAATGATGCTACACCACCAGTAAGACCACTAGGTGAGTTTCCAACCCCACCAACTACATAGGAGTAAAATATGTTAGATTTAACTTTAAAATTAATACAGTTAGCACCTTGGGTAATATCAGGTGCATCACTTATTTGTGCATTAACACCTACACCTAAAGATGATCAAATACTTGCAAAAGTTTATTGGCTTATTGATTGGTGTGCAATTAATGTTGGTAAGGCAAAAGATAAGTAATGTCTGATGTCAAACAGGCATTAAATAAAATAGCTACACATGAAAAAGAGTGTAGTTTACGTTATCAAAACATAGAACAAAGACTAGATTCTGGAGCTCAACGTTTTGATAAATTAGAAAATATGATATGGGGTGTTTACCCTTTTATAGTTATAAGCGTTGTTTTAGCTAAATTTTTATAATGGACGAGCATAGAAGTAGATTTTCTGGAGATATGGACCGTAATGAAGTTGAGATGGATCTCAACAAATTTATGGCTATGATAGAAGAAATATCACAACTAAAAGATAAAATAAGAGAACTTGAGGATGCAACTAATGTAAATCCTCATCAAAAATGGATTCATTTAGCCCAAGCAGTTGATTCTTGGAGAATATTTCCAAGAGCTTTTTTAACCGTATATATTATTCTTTTATATACAACGGTTATGTGGTTTATGGATTTAGAGGCACCTAATTTTGAACAATCAGGACTAATCTCAGTGGTTGTAGGTGCTGGTGCTGCTTGGTTTGGTTTATATGCTGGAACAAGTGGAGCAAGCAAAAGTTTTAAAGGCGAAGATAAGTGAAAAATGACGACCAAAGAAAGCATGACAATATGCTTGTTTGGGCAGCATTAATGTTTCTTATTACTTTAGTAGCAGGTGTTTCCATCAAAGTAAATGCTCAATCTTCTCAACAATCTGGTACAGCTTGTGTAAATGGCACCCAGTATTGTGAAAACAGCAATGTTTACACGACAAATCAGACGACCACAAATAATACAAACAGCAACACTAACACAAACACAAACACAAATAACACCACCACGAACAATACTAATGTTTCAACGAACACAAATGTTTCTACAAATACAAATACTTCGTCGAATACAAACGTGAATACAAATCAAAATACAAATGTGAACACTAATGTAAACACCTCGACAAGCACTGCAACTTCGAATAACACAAACACAAATATTAATACATCTACTAGCACTAGTAGTGTAAATTCAACAGTAAATCAAACTGTAAATAATACGAATGTAAACACGTCTACTAGCACCTCTGATAACACGAACACAAATATTAATCAATCTACTTCTGAATCAAATGTGACCACAAATAATGTTAATCAAAATAATAACAACACAACATCAGACAACACAAACAGAAATATAAATGAATCTAATTCTACGCAAACGATTAATCAAAATGTAAAAAGCGAAGCACCACCTGCATCAGCTATAGCTCCTTCTATAATGAGTTATAGTCAAGATTTATGCACAACTGGATTAAGCGGTGCTTTTCAAGGTCAAGTATTTGGTCTATCTGGTGGTAAGTCTGTAAGAGATATGAATTGTGAAAGATTAAAGCTAAGTAAATATCTTTATGATATGGGTATGAAAGTAGCCTCAGTTAGTCTATTATGTCAAGATGAAAGAGTGTTTAAAGCTATGTGGAGTGCTGGAACACCTTGTCCCTATAACGGAAAAATAGGAGAGGAAGCTAGAAGTTTATGGGCTAAAAACCCTAACAAAAGACCTGATAAAAAAGATGTTGAGTCAGAATTTATTGCACAATGCACACAGGAAGAAAACCCTAAAAGAGATAAGATAAATAGAGATGTTGTTGGGGCAGTTAAAGTTATTTACACTAGAAAAACAAAATCTAAAAAACAATGCAAAAAAGAATTATATGGGGGTTAATCCTTCTATCCTGCAATCTTCCTAGTCAATACATATACGAAGCTAATCAAGATTTATTTCAATTACAAAAGAATGCTAATAATTTTGAAGGTGAATTAGCTTATTCAGTAGGTGATGATCAATTATCTACTTCAATAGATTTAACTTTTAATTTCACATTTTACGGTCAAACTTTTGACAAAGCTCGTATGGCAACTAATGGTTGTTTACATTTTGGTTTAGGTACAGGTAACGTTAATTATAATAATTATTGTGGTGATTACACACCTGACCCTATAGGATCTCAATATACATACACCATGTTTCCTTTTTGGACTGACCTTATAAGAGATAGTAACTCTCGTATGAAGTCTTGGGGGGATAATACGAAGATGATATTCGGTTGGTATGATATGCGAGAATATAACCGTAACTCTGATAATAGTTTTGAAGTTATTCTTTATCCAAATAATTCATTTGAATATAGATACGATGAATTAGATATTATTAACCATGACGTAATTATTGGCGAGGTGGGGGCTAACTCTACTCAAGTTTACCAATATTTATTTCACGATGAATGTAATACAGGCACTACTAATACAAGCAGCTGTGTAAATACTAATTGGAACAATACATCTTTTAATACTTTATTAGAGGGTGGGGGTAGTTTATACGGAGTGGGGAGTGGTAACGGTATTGATTGTTCTGACCCTTTAAATAATAGTAGCTGTGCAGGTTATGCAAATGCTTTTTTAACACAACAATGTAATATAAGTCAGCTTTATAGTGAATCGTGTCCTAGTTATTGGTCTGCTTATGATGATCAACAGTGCGATGAAGACCCTCAATATGCACCTTTTTGTCCCGGATTTAGACAAGAAGAATCAGTAGCTTTTTTTGATGACAGAAATGTTGACTTTGGTTTTGTAGATGAACAAGAACAGTTTGCCACAGGTATATTTATAGATGATGGTCATCACCATCACGAAGAAGAACCCTTTGTAGTTATAGATGTTTTTGAAGAAGAAATGTTCCCACCTTTTGAAGAGTTTGGTCATGATGACTTTGAGGATTTTTTTGGTGAACCTGAAGCAGATGAATTTATTATTTTCTTTGAACCAGAACCTTTACCATTTGTAGATAATTTTCATCATAGACATGAAGATCCCTTACACCAAGAGGATATATTATTAGAACAATTTGTTTTACAAGAAACTTTATTTGTAGAGGATTTTAGCGAACCTGAAAATTTTTTAGCCATAAATACTATAGAAGAACTTGATGATTGGTTTGAAGAAGAGACTAGAGAAATAAGAGAAGAAATAAGAGAGGAAAGAATCGTTGAAAGAGATGAACCTGAAGAAGAATTTATAGAAGAAATATTTGAAGAAGAAGCTGTAGAAGAAGTGTTCGAAGAATTAGAAGAAGTGTTTGAAGAATTAGAGGAAGAAAGATTAGCAGAAGTAGAAGAAGAAAGTATTGACGAAGTAGAAGATTTAGAAATTATTGAAAATGATGAGCCTACTAGTAAAAGTAAAAATAGAAACGTAGCTTTAAGAGTTATAAAAAATGCTTTAAATACGGCTTCTAACAGTGTGAATTATGGTTCTACTTCAAGTCAAACTAATACTTCGGGGACAGTTAGTTCAACTATAAGCACAAGTAATAGTAGTTCCAGCTCAACAGGAGGTATTAGCACTTCTAGTTCACCTAGTATTTCAGATCAGTATGCTAGTGCTACTGCACAAAATAATCAAGTTTTATCTATGAGTTCTGGTGTTGGTGGGGTTAGTGTAAGTATAACTCCTATTGCATCTGTAGACGGAGGATCAGAGGTCGTTATGGCAGATGTTCAGGTACAAAATGTGCAAGGACAAATTGATACAGCAGTAGGTGGTGTAATGACACAATCAGAGGCAGATCAAATAGCTGATAAAATAATTGCACAAAATATAGAACAACAACAGGAAGAAATGCAAGAAGAACAACAAGCTACAGGAGAGTATGGGGATGAATCAAGTTTAGTAGCCTTAATAGGTTATGTACCACAATTTAATACATATACACAATTAAATTTACCTGACCAACAGTCTTGGTATAGTTCTGAAGATATTTATAGTAATATAGTTTTAGATGATAATATAAATGCTTTTTATAATTATGCGAGTACAAATATAAATAATTTACAAAACATGATTGATGATCAGCCTAATATATGGAGATAAAAAATGGATTGGTTACAAAGTAAAACAACACAAGTCATAGCTTTAGTGGGTATTGTTTCAACTCTTGCAGGTTTTGGTTACACAGGGGCTACCTATGTTAATCGTATAGCAAATCTTGAAGCTAAAATTGGTGGCATAAGCGAAGCTGAAGATAATGTACAAGTTATCGAAGAACGTTTTGCAAGCATAGAAACGTCAGTAGATTTTCTTGAAAAAGAATTAGATAATATAGATGTTCCAGATGTTACGGAAATAAAAACTGACATAGCTACAATAAAAGCTAGTATAAAAAGTTTAGAAGAAAAAATAGAGGACATAAAAAATGAAAATAAAAACCCTCTTGCTGGTTAGTATATTTTTAATAGGTTGTTCAACACCATCTAAATTTATACCCATAGCAAAAGATTCTAGCTTAGAGTGGAACGATAAGTTTGATTCTGATAAATGGCGAGAAAAATATAAAAAATGTGAAGCTTTTTTATATTCGGATGCTGATGCTTGGAATTGGTGTATGGATAATGAGTAAAGTTTTATTAGGTATAGTTTTAGTTTTGCTTGCAGTTTCTTATTACTTGTATAGCCAAAACCAAATACTACAAGCTAATAATTCTGCCTTAGAGGGTGCAGTTGCAACACAAGAAGAGGCTATTAAATCATTACAAGCGGACTTTGAATTACAAACACAACAACTACAAGACTTAAACATCAAAAGTCAAGCAGCACAAAGAGAACTCAATAGATACACACAATTTATACAAAACTATGAATTAGCTTCAAAAATATTAGCTGATCCTATAGAAATGGAAAGGAAGATAAATAATGGCACAAAACATATTATGGAAGACATCGAGAAAATCAGTATTACTGTTGATAGTCTTGATGATGGCTTACAGTTGCAGTCTACTACCAACTAAACAAATACAAGTCTCTGCAAAGCCTATTGAAAGGCAAATAGTACAACCTATTATGCCAAGAGAAATAAATCTTCAAGAACTACAATGGATTGCAGTAACACCAGAAAATTGGGAAGAACAACTTGCAAAAATAGAAAAGCAAGAGGGTGAATTAGTATTCTTAGCTATGACAATACCGGATTATGAGATTATGGCATACAATATGCAAGAGATAAAAAGATATATTACAGAACTAAAAGATGTTGTTGTATATTATAGAAAAGTAACAACTAAAGATAATGAGTAGTAAACCAGAACCATATGTGTATAAAGCAACTATCGAAAGAGTGGTAGATGGTGATACTATTGATGTTACCCTTGACTTAGGATTTGATGTCCGCTTGTATAAACAACGCTGCAGGTTGGCAGGCATAGACACACCTGAGTCAAGGACTCGTGATTTAGCAGAGAAAAAATTAGGGCTTGCAGCAAAAGATAGACTAAAAGAATTATGTGTTGGAGCTATAACTATTAAATCATTTGGCAAAGGTAAATATGGCAGAATACTTGCGATCCCTTATACAGAAAACGATGAGGACATTTGTCAAATGCTTATCAATGAAGGTCATGCAGTTAAATACGATGGCGGTAAAAAAACTAAAGTCTGGGGGGACTATTAATATGAATATATCAAATGAAGGTTTATCCTTAATAAAAAAATTTGAAGGTTGCGAATTAGAGGCTTATAAATGTCCAGCAGGAGTTTGGACAATAGGGTATGGGCATACAAAAAATGTTAGAGAAGGTATGACTATATCTAAAGAACAAGCGGATAATATGTTATTAAACGAACTTGATGAATATTGCGAATACGTAGAAAAAGCAGTTAAAGTAAATTTAGAACAATGTCAGTTTGATGCTTTAGTTTCTTGGACATATAATTTAGGTTCAACAAATTTAAATGAAAGTACAATGTTAAAAGTCTTAAATGAAAAAGACTATGAAGAAGTGCCAAATCAATTAAAACGTTGGAATAAAGTAAGTGGTGTTATAAATGATGGTCTTATTCGTAGACGAGAAGCAGAAGCTTTATTGTTTGAAGGTAAAGATTGGACTGAGGTGTAAATGGCGTTACAAAAATTAATATTCAGACCGGGAATAAATAGAGAAGGCACTGACTATGATAATGAAGGTGGTTGGTTTGATGTTAATTTAGTTCGTTTTAGAAAAGGTAGACCAGAAAAATTTGGTGGTTGGTTAAAATTAACAGCTAATACTTTTTTAGGCACAGCAAGAGCTTTACATAATTGGGTTACTTTAAGTAGCACAAAATTATTAGGTATAGGAACTAATTTAAAATATTATATTTTAGAAGGTTCTTCTTACAACGATATAACACCTATAAGATCAACAACTGCAGCAGGTGATGTAACTTTTTCTGCAACTAATTCAGACGCTACAATAACAGTAACAGATACTGCACACGGAGCAGTAAAAAATGATTTCGTTACTTTTTCTGGTGCCTCTTCTTTAGGCGGTAATATAACTGCTGCTGTATTAAATCAAGAATATCAAATAGCTACTATTGTAAATGCAAACTCTTACACAATAGAAGCTAAAAATACTAGTGGAGTTACTGTTACTGCTAATTCTAGTGATACAGGTAATGGTGGGGGATCTGTTGTAGGGGCTTATCAGATTAATACTGGTTTAGATGTGTTTGTAGCCTCTAGTGGTTGGGGAGTAAATACTTGGGGTGATGGAGGATGGGGTTCTACTTCACCTATATCTGCATCAAATCAACT